TCATGCCCTTGTCATGTCCGAGCATTACCGATCCTTCCTGGGCTATCCATAATCTTTCTTCCCCTGAAATCAGGGGTTGTATCATACTTAAATCCATAATAAAAAATCTTAAAGGTTAAAAAAAAAATATTAAACCGTCATTGACCTACGCAGTCAGTGGCGGATATAAGTAGCCATTTGTCTTGCTGTTATAAACAACAATCATGTTTTCTTTCAGCATATGAAATGCTCTTGCATCAACCGGACTGGTTGCCTTGCCTTCTCCTGTCATTCCTTCTTCCCACAGATAAACAATATTCCTGTTCACACCTTCACGTCCGCGTGCACGAATTTCAATATTGTTCCTACCGGGACCTACAGTTGCCATGTCAAAGTAATAGTAAGTAGAACTCATTGCAAGTTTCCCATTAGATAACTTTCTTGGCCATTTAGCCTCGTCATCCATCTGTGGATTCTCGACAAATTGCACTTGCTGACCATGGATATTCAACGTCTGGAAGTTATATCCAATAGCATCGTTTCCGCCACCAATTCCGGTGTTCGCACCAAGATTCTGGGTCAGCTTGTAATATTGGCTGCCATGTGACAAAGCCTCATTGTGAGCGGCTGCCATACCATCACTTCCGGTCATTGCAAAAAATAAATTACCGCCGATCGTGTTTTTCCTTTTCTTTACAGCAGCAAGCATATCACCATGGTCATCCCATGTGGCCGTTCCATCAGCTCCTGATGCCTCAAGGTCATTTGCCCCCTCAATCTGACGAAACCATCCGTCACCCGCAACAATAGGTTCACCCGTTTCCGGCTGTACCATACTGGCTGCGGCAAGAAGGTTTCCGTATGCATCCCTCATGGTCGAAATACCCCAGAGTTTCTGAAAGTCATCCTCAAGCAAGAACTGAGCCCTTGTTTGTGCCTCAGCCTCAAAAACAAATCCTTTTTCGTTGTTTATCTCATACCAGACAACACGGTTTGCATTTACATCACCTGATAGTGAAATTGACTTTCTTTGTTTTGTTGTGTGCTGAAGGTAAGTGTCAGGATAATGAAACACACCATAACCACGCAGTGACCGTTCACCGAATGTGGTATATCCACCGAAACAGGTTTTGATGCCTGACTGTGCTCCAACCCATGTAGCCCAGGCAAAAGTTTTTCCCGGATAGGACTCAAACGTGTAAAGAAGCTTTGATGCAACAGTTACGGGTGTTCCCATTACACGAGCCTGCTCACCGTTGTAAAAAACGGCATTCATTCCGTTGGTAAGATAGTTGTCCTTCATGTAGAGCTTAAAAGTGCTCCCTTTTGACGTAGTGGCAGGAATAACCGTTCCAACTGCTCCTGTCCCGAGAATTTCACAAGCCTTCTGAATCCTGCCCATGATTTTATAAGCCCATGCATTAGAGCTTACCATTTCGGCTTCCGGAATAGGCCTGATCTTGGTAGTAATTGCATCACCGCCGCTTGGGGTAAATCCTGGTTGCGAGTAGCGGGTGCTCCGTACGCCTGATACTAACAGTGTCATTAGAAACCGTTGTTCGGCATACATGATCACCCGATCGATGTTTTTTGACGGATCAATCAGGTGATTAGTCACCAGATGAAATTCACTGGCATCGCCTGGTGATACGCTGCCTTCGCGTATTTGAATTTTCATGTTTTTATGAGTTTAAGAATTTATAATACTATTCTCAAACCCATTCAAACCTTTTAGACAGAATCCCCTTCGTTTCCTTCGATCATTTCATTCGTCCAGGAACTAAAACGAGTTGCCGGTTCTCTCTTTCCCTTTTCTAATTGCTGACCACTTGTTGAAGTGTCTGCAGGAGGAATATTATGAAGATCTGCTATTTTCTTCAATGTTCCTTTGTTATAACCAGCTCTGCCTGCACTCGTGAGTTTTGTGTCAATATGTTCCTGGATTGCTCCCCCAAACTCGATGTCAAGAAAGGCATATAGCTGTGCTTGTGCCACATTTTCATCTAGTTTTTTGAGAAACGCCTCAGAATCAACCATTGACTTCATCTGGGTTCTGACTTCCTGTGATATTGGATAGCCCCGGAAACTGGTTGTCTCGTCAATCAGTTTCTTAAGGCTTGATTTTTCTTCTTTTGATTGTGTTTTTTCTTCTGTTGCCTGGGCTGCAATATGATCTTCTCTTTCTTTAACTATTCCTGTGACAATTTCCTGTTTTCTCCTGAGAACCTCTGTATCATATTTTTCGATAACTTTTTTGAGATCCATTGTCTTAAGCCCCTTCAGATCAGTTTCGATTTGTTCTTGTATCTCCTCATGATCCTTTCCCTGGATCCTCATCTTTTCCGTCTCTACCTCAGTATATTTTTCTACGTCTGACATTTCAAGGAAGTTGTTCATCTCACGCAAACCCGGATGATCAAAAAACGACAATACATCCCCGCTGTTTTCGTTCAGGTGCTTTATCACTAACTGTGCCTCGGGAGTAAATTCCGAAAGATCAGTTTCTTTTCTTGCAGCATCAATCCTACTGTTAATGCCAGCCTGGAAAGTTTCAATTTTACTGTCTTCAAGATCCAGCTCAAATGTTTTTCCAAAGTCCTGCCAGTTAACCTGCCCGTCTTTGTCAATAACTGTACCGGTCCCTGGCTTAAGCGATATAACAGAATCATCCGGCGCAACTACAGGTGGAAGATCGGTCATTTCGGAGATCTTTCCGTCTTTGATAATTACTTCCCGGCCATCTGTCAAAGTTCCTTTACCGTCCGTCATTGGCTTGCCGTCTTTTAGCACTTCATCGCCAGCCTTGATCCCTTCTTCCCCGGATTTGATCTCAATACCGGGAATCCCTTCAGGCAGTGGTTCTGCCGGAATTATTGGCTTACCCTCAGCATCGAGCTTAGGTGGCTCCGCAACCGGAGCTATTGGCTTCCCTTCAGCGTCAAGTTTTGGCGGCTCTGCCGGGACTATAGGTTTTCCTTCAGCATCAAGCTTAGGTGGTTCTGCCGGAATTATCGGCTTCCCCTCGGCATCGAGCTCAGGCGGTTTTTCCGGATCATGTACCGCTGTTCCTGCCGGTTTGCCAAAGTTAAAGTCATCATCATCAGTTGGTTTTGGCTGAACGGAAGGCTCAACTGGTGGTATAACAGTGTTACGAGAAGACCCATCCGGATTCAATTCAGGATCCGATGGTTTGGTTGCTGTTCCAACTTCTTCTGAGAAAGCTGAAAATTTGTCTCCGTTTCCCATGATAAAAAAAAATTAGATTTAAGAAAAAAATATGTTAACAAAAAAAATATTATTCAAAAACCCGGGTACTCCTCTTTGCTACCTACTGGTTCAGCAGTAGCTTTTTCTCTTGCTTTGGTCCTTTCTTTCTGGATTCCCAGTAGTTCCTTTATTTCTACAACTTCTTTTTTTATCTCACCTTTTAGTATCTCAAGTTCTTTTTCATGCTTCTGGATATCCTCGCGATTTCTCTCGGCAGCCTGGATCTGTTTCTGAACACCCTCCCGCTGAGCTTCTGTTTTCTCTCTGGCAGACTCTTGCTGTTGCTTAATCAGCATATTGTGTGCATTGTCAAGTACCTCAAGTGCCTCGGTGAAACTCTCGGCAGTCCAGAATCTTGCGGCATCCGAACTCCTGAGTGACCCTGAATTAATCTCCTGCAGAAAGAGAGACTCTATTTTTTCGGAGATTTCTTTTTCCTTCCTGCCATCAGTCATGTATGATCCATAATCATCATTACTTAAGTGTTTGGTTGCCTTCAGATAGCCGTATTGTTCATCACTTATTATAAGTGCCCTTTTGTCCTGTCCGAGAAAAGCCCAGTTTATTTTTGTCTTTTCTGCCAAACGTGAAAGTACCTCATTTATGAAAATGTTCACTCCATAGAATAAATCATAGGTCATGTTCCTGGAAGACTCCAGATCACTCATTGCCGAAGTAGCGGTAGTTGTTGCTTTTGTCAATCCCTGACGTGGTTCGTTAAGGCCTGTTATTCTGTCAAGAGTTCTTTCTATATCCATTGCGTGTGTAAGCAATATAGGTAATGCCCTGCTTATGCCAAGGTCAACTTCTTTGATGCCGACATCACCGGTCCCCGGACGGTCAACCCTACCCTCGTTGCCTTCGGCAGAGGAATTGTATACTATTATACCATCATCGGTTACCTCGTGAAGTACATCAATAAATTTTTTATGCAATGGAAGGTAAGCAAGATCATAGAGAAGGGAACTGCCACGTATTTTCCGAAGTTCTTTATTGACCTGGAAACGGATAAGGTCATATACATTTTCCAGTTCACTGATCATTTCCTGCAGGCTGACACGTGTTCCGTCAACCGTACTGAACAAGTATCCTACATAATCATATTTTGCCCTGTATTTACCAGTTGCAGTTCGTGTCTGAATTACATAGTTGATCTTTTTTGGCTTTGTAAAAAGATTCGTATATATGCACGATCCTTCCCAGACACTTTCCTGCCAGTGTTGTTCAAGATCATACTTTCCTTTCTCGACATCTCTCCTGATTTGCTTTTCGTTTTTGTCGAAGTATTCAGGAGAAAACTCATTTCTGTACGGCGTTTCAGTATCCTTCCTTTTGTCAACCTTTGTGTATCTCGGATCGATACTCTTCCACTGAATTGTTGCAACACGCAGGGCAAGCTTGTTTTCAATGTTTTTAAATCCTTCACTGGCGAGCGAGTCCCCGGGATTCTTGCACATCTGGATTATTTCCGTCTTTTGAATTTCGGTTAATTCAGGAAAGGTATTGAAGATCTCGTGCAGGAACATGTATCTTATCTCACCAATTATAGGTGTTCTGGTAAGTAATGGATCATTTAGTGATTCTAAATAAATGGAATTCTTAGGATTAATAGGCCGGAAGGTATCGATACCGTTTGCATCCTGCTCGATCTTTCCAAAACATTCTGATACTATTGATAAATCGACAAAGTTTATGTGAAAAAGTGACTTCAGGTTAAGTGTCCTGACTTTGTCATTGATTATACCCTGCATTATAATTTCATTCTTTGTCTTGAATTTGGCAGAGGTAAAAGACGAGACATTGTTCTTGTCAGGAATGTTGATGCCGGAAAATAGGTTATAACCAAGTTCTCTTGCTTTTTCGATCTGTGGCTTGGCATAACTCATGCCAATCATTTGCTCGGCATTTTCAACCTTTTCATTTATTGCTTCGCGGTTTATTGTTGCAATCCTTGGTTCAGACCAGGAACGCAGGAACTCCCCGTGTACAAGTTTTAGTTTTGACCGGCCAAGCCGGTAACGTATGTAAGGAGTCTTTGATTTCTTCCCGGTAATGTATGTAATGTTCTTCTTGAGTGATGCACGCATATAGCCATTGTGGTCTTCATAGAGTTGTGTCATAAATGCTCTTTCTTTTCCTCTATGTATATGTATACTCATACCATATTCTACGACTTCTCTTGCAGCCTTCTCATCCTTAGAAAAATCTGTTTTGACAAAATCGGGTAATTCAGCCATCTTTTTTGGTAGATTTTTTCAAAGATAAATAAAAAAATCCTATAAACAAAAAAATTTACATCAATTTCCAATTTCCCTGGCTTTCCATTTTTCGTGGATCACTGGGCACTTCTCTCCTTACCTTAGGAACCATTATTCCGTCACTACCCTCTTCCCATTCTGCGAGAGCATACCTTTCATCCCGTTCAGCACCGATGTCCACTCTTGGTTTGGCTGTCATATCTATGATCCGCATCAGGGCATAAGCTACTGCATCTACCGAGTCCCAGTCAGTACCGATGTTTTCCTCATCATAAGCCAGCATATCATAAAGCAAGGGCAGAACTGTACAAAACTGAATGTAGTCTTCAACAAATGTCTGAACCATGGGAATAACAAGTGGTTTTGAGTAACCGGTGAACTTGGCACCGTACTTGTGTATCATCTGTGACTTTGGAGCATCAAAAGACCTGGGCCGGGGACTAAGGTATCTACGGCCTCCGTTTTTGATATAATAGTCAATTATCAGATCATATTCTGCTGAAAGCATCGTATTTCTCAGGAGATTCCAGAATATACTCATCTTAAGACAAACTTCATAGAAGATTTCTTTTCTCTTGGGACGCTTATAATAGTAAGCCGCAACCTCCAAACCTTTTGCTCCGACTATACCGCTTCCTTTCCATAGATTGCCACGCCTGAGAATAAAATTTGCCCCCAGGGATGTCGTTACCCGAGACTGATCTTCATTATAACTGTCCACACCACTGACATCGAGATCCTTTATTTTAGGCAATGGCATATACTTGATCATTACTTCCTCACCTTCGGGATGTATCTTAGGATTAAAAGGAAAAGCCTTTACCTGCAAAGGAGTTACTTTTTCAATAAGACCATCT